GTGTTTACGGATAAATACCTAAAGGGCCTGCAGCCGAAAGATAAAAAGTACACTGTTACAGAATCAACCGGCGAGCGTGGCGAAAGCCGATTGCAGGTTAACGTCTACCCCACAGGGGCCAAAAAATTCCAGATTCAGTACTTCCACAACAAAGCGCGCAAGCGTTTTGAGTTTGGACGTTATGGCAATGCACCTGGTGACTACACCCTGCGCGAAGCCAGAATAGAATTTGCCGAACTGGCGGGCCTGGTTAAGCAAAGCATTGACCCCAAAGCACCAGAGCAGCCAAAACTGGAAGGCCTGGCCAGCCTGGGCGAGCTATATCAAAACTTTCTGACCTGGTACAAAGGCAAGCGTAAGCTGAACAGCTACAACACCGTGGCCGGGTTTCTGCAAACCGGCTTTGAAAAGCAGGTTGATCTGCACATGCCTGCCAACGCCTACACCGCAGATATGGCCCGCGAAATCATTTACAAAGTGTGGAATCGTGGCGCCAAAGACGCCGCCCTGGGCTTAAAGTCGGCCCTGTCGGTTATGTTTCAGTACGGTATCAACTACGACAACGGCCCGGAACGGTTTGGCCAGCCAAAAACCTATGGCATTGCCCACAACCCTATACGAGATATTGACCTGGAACACAGCAAAACCCCAGGCCAGCGCTATCTAAGTGAACAGGAAATACGTGCTATCTGGCATGCCACAGACATGCACCCCACCCTGCACCGCTACATTAGGCTAAATTTAGCCCTGGCAGGCCAGCGTATTAGCGAAGTTATCGCCGCCAATGCCGATGAATTCGACACCAAAGCCAGCCTGTTTGAAATCCCGGTTGAACGGGTAAAAATTCAGGCGCGCGGTTCACACGTTGTGCCACTCAGCGAACTGGCCATACAAGAACTACGCACCTGCATGCACCACCGCAGCGCCAACGGTTTGCTATTCCCCAGCGCCCGCAACGGTAAAAAGCCGGTTCCCCTGCGGTCACTACTTAACGAATGCAACGCCTGGCTGGCCAAACACCCCAACATAACCCGGTTTACCCCACGCGATATTCGCCGCACTTGCAAAACCCATATGTCAAAAGCTGGGGTAAATCGTGATCATCGCGATATGCTGCAACAGCACTTTAAAAGTGATGTGGCCACAGTGCATTATGATAGGTATGACTATTTGCAGGAAAAACAGCAAGCAATGGATATTTGGCACAAGTATCTAGTTGAAATTATCTATTCATATTAAAGAAACCGATGAATTTATGTTCATTGTGCTTCATTAACATAACTTCCCAAATCTTAAAACATCTTTCAACGCTATCAAGCTTACTAGAATACAAAGAATAATACTCAAATCCAAAAAACTTACTTTCATCATTGCTAGAATTGAACTTGCTATCTAAAGCATGAAACTGGTTTACAAGACTTTGGAGAAATTTAAACCTTAACTTTAAGCTAGATGCGTATATATCAATATTATACTCACCAACTAAAGTCCAGTGGTAACGTGTAGCATGATTAGAATATGCCAACTCCTGCAAGCGGGCTCGCAAACGCGAGTGTGGTACAGGGCCAGATAGTACTGGGTTATTTTTATCGTCAACTTCTGGAAAGTTAACAAACTTAAGATTGTATACTTCATATTCAAAGCTGCTAATTTCCTTTTCAACCGTGTTCACTAGAAGTGTAAATTCCTGAAGATTGCTAAGATACTCATTTGCAGTTGCTGACCTCTTATGCTCACTAGTTGCTTGTTTAACTTCAAGTCTAGTTTGTCGCAACTCATAAAGCTGGAACTTGATGGAATACACCAAAAGTAAAACAGTCAAGAAGCTTAAGAAGGGATTAAAAACGCCGCCAACAAAGTCGCCAAACGTGCCAAGGTCGCCGCTGTCGCCTGAATAAAAAGACTGGGTTAAAAAAATGCTAACAACATAAATAGCCGCAGCAACAGTAAGGCCTATGAGAATACGTGATTTTATTTTACTGGTGTATGAAAGAAATTCCTTTTCTTCCTGAGATTGTGCCAATTCTTCTGCATCCAATTTTTGTTCATCACCCATAAAAATCCCCCAAAGCGCCACTCTTGCCGCCTTTCAAAGCCTGTGCGGTGGGCTAATATGAAACCATCGTCTTACTACCTGGAATTACCATGGAAGGCACAACAGATATTAGTTTGTACCAAGCCCGCGCCATAGTGCTGGAACTGGCCAGCGCCGCCGATATGCCGCCGGGTGTGGAACGTATCGACAGGTTGAATGCTGCGATTGATAGAGCAGTATCATTCAATCAAAATTCCACGAAAACAGGGCGGCCATCTGCGCCAATAGTTACGAGTTTACCTGCCATGTTTGCCCCATTTTCATCAAGCGTAAACATAAAGTGAGTCTCATGCTTACTGCTGAGAACATAGGTTTCGCCATCCCAATTCAACGAAACGTTGAAATTTGGGTCTCGCCTATCATTAGCTAAATAAACTTCAAATGGTTCCGGCTGTTTTTCGGTAGCAAAAGTGAATTCTAGAAATCTAGAATCAGAACCAAAATACAAGGTAGTTGCAGCAAGATTATTAATGGTGTGCCCAGTTCCACGCCGCTGCAACTTCTTAAACTCAGCCCATATATCATCAACGGTTGGAGCGGAAACACTGTTAACTTCGGTATTTTCTACAGGAATAGTCTGTATTGAATCAGTAGTTGTTTCAATTCGGTCTGGTGTCATTAAATAGCCGACAGCTATACACAGCAAAATTAATATCAAACAACCTAGCTTACCTTTGTTGTCAGAATTGGTAACAGATGAGTTGGGTTCTACGTGCTGATACTTTTGTGCTGATAAGGGTTTTGCTTTAATTTTGTTTTTTCTATCAGAAGGGTGTTTCAACAAATCAAGCAAGTCGACAGCTTTTAACTTTCCACTGGTCAGTAGCGCCAATGGAATACTATTACCAGAATGCAAAACAAGAATGTCAGACCTTATCGAGTCTAACGAAAAAGAACGCTCTTCACTTCTAACATGACAAAAACCAGTTATTCCGCCAGCTAAGCCATGAACTTCATTTCCTTGGTTGTCATAGTGTTCATCAATATCAATTTGCTCTATGTCAACTGTTCGGCGCAATACCTCGCCACTTGCATTCTTGTAATCAAATTCAACCTGAATGCCTGAAACTAAAACAAAGTCATCCATGTAAAGTCCTTATAAATTACCCTGTTGTTTTTTCAGATTCAGCATCGCTTAACTCCTTTGGCAAGCTGCCAAAGAACTTTCGAAAGGCCAGTTTAGCGCCGGTTTCCGCCGCATTGGTGGCATTAATATTTATATCTTTAGCCATAGCCAATTCGTAAATGGCTGACTGCACAGCCATCAGAAAATGCATCTCTTGTTCGCGGCTTACATCTGCATCTAAAGGAGCATTAGGCAACACTTTGAAATGCTGCTTTGGCTCAGCCACGGCATTGTGGTCAGGCGTGTTAGGTAAGAACGGGCGCAACTCAAGCGGGACACGCTTATTTTCATAAACGCTTTGAACCAACTGTTCCATAAGGCTGGCAGGCAACTGCGGCCACGCTTCACAAATTGCCCAAATCTTATCGGCTTTCGGTTTGTGGTCGTCATTTTCCCATTGGGTAACTGACGGGCGCGACACATCAATGCCTGCCCCAAACTGTGCCTGCGTGAGCCTTAGTGTCTTGCGGATCTTGCGGATGATATCGCCTGTAGTCATGTAAGTAAGCTTACGGGGCGAAGTAAGAAAATAAAAGAAAACTTACCTATTTGGTTGACAAGGTAAGTTTTTCGATCTGATACTAAGTTAACCTTTCTTACCTTGGTTAACAAAATGAAGACGAAAGACGTTATTGAATACTTTGGCGGTGTAAACGCAACAGCTAGAGTCCTAGACATCGCACACCCAGCAGTCTGCCAGTGGGGCGAATACCCACCCTACGGGCGCCAAGCGGAAATCGAATTGATAACCCAAGGCGCCCTAAAGCGCGAACCCAAGCAACCAGCATTACAAAAACGTCCTTGTCACCAACTCCATGTAAGTAAGGTTAGCTAACCATGCCTAACAAAACACCATACATAAAACGCCGAAACGCATGTGAAGACCCGGTGATGGCTGGGTACAGCCTGCTGCAGGACTACGACACCAACGACCTTAAAGAAATCATGGTATGCAGCAGCGAAACCATTGTGCGCAACAAGCTAAACCCCGAGTCAGAACGCAACGTGCAAACCCTGATTGAAGCCGTAGCCCTGTCGGTAGCACTGAACGACGACAGGCAACTGGCCGCCTGGGCCGCCAAGCGCGGCAAAGCCCTGGTGAGCCTGCCAACCGATTGCATTTGCGAGGAAGAGTTAGCCGACCAACTGCTACTGGTAAGCGAAGTGATCGGCTGCCTGCATACCGAAATTCGCAACGCCCGTGCTGATGGCGTAATCGACGCCAAAGAACGCCAGGCCATACGCGCCGCCGCCTTAAATGCGGTGCGTACCGTGCTGGAACTAGACGAAAGCATAGGCAGCCAGGTTAGAAAACTGCCCGTACAGAACAACAAGTAAAGGAGCCACCACCATGCAACCACTTGCCCCCGTACTGAACGCCTGCGGCCAGCCCATTGCCGACGATGACCGCCACGTCACAATGAAAGAAGCCTGCCTGCAACTGGGCATTAGCCGCAAAACCATTGATTTGATGATTGCCGATTTTCGCTTTCCGCCTAAGCACTTCATTACCCCAGGGCGCGTGGGCTTTTGGCAGTCAGAGCTAACCGAATGGCACAAAACCGGGGCCATCGGCTGGCACCAACGCTACGGCCAACAGTTACAAAACGAACACACACAAGCCCGGCGTAAAGCCTAACGGAGTCTAGCTGGCAGAGCCTTGGCGGGCTGCGGTTTACCGGGCCCAGCCCGCCCTTTTTAAGGAACACCACCATGAAAAACACAGCCCTGGCTGGCGAATACCTTCCAGCCCACCGCCCCAGCGAACATAGCGCCTGGCATAAGCTGGATATACGCAACCAGCAAGCCGCCAACCACGCCCCGCACCGCAGCCCGGCAGAACATATTGAAGCCCTGCAAGCCATGCTGCGCGAAGGCCGCGAACACAAGCTTGGCGCCATTCTCGACGCCCTGCCCAAACGCCTGCGCAACGCCCTGTTTTACGCCGCCTATATCGACAAAGCCGACCTGGCCAAACCCTTCGACCAGCTCACCGGCGCCCAGCGCCAACAGATTTACATCAACCTGCGCGCCTACCTGGAACTGGTAGAACGCTTGCGCAAAGCCGGTTTTTGGAAGCCAGCCGCCTGGAACATAGGCGAGTTAAAAGGCCTAACCCCCGCCAGCGACGAAGAAATGCAACTGATTGCCCAGGCCAAAGCCGCCAGGGCCGAAGCCGCCAGGCAGCGCCAGGCCGAACTGGCACAAGCCGAAGAGGCCGAGCGCGCCGAATTTAAACAAGCCATGCAGGCCGAAGCCAGCCAATAACCACCAAGGATAACCACATGCCAAACACCGCCCACATAGCCCAAGCTGCGCCCGCCATCAACGTATGGCAGCAAGACGCCGTAGACTGGCTACGCATGCAGCCCAACCAATCGGTAAACCTGATTGTTACGGATCCTGCCTACGAAAGCCTGGAAAAACACCGCGCCATAGGCACCACCACCCGCTTAAAACAAAGCGACGCCAGCAGCAACACCTGGTTTCCCACCTTTCCCAACGACAGGTACTTAGATCTGTTTATCGAAGCCTACCGGGTGCTGGAAAAAAACAGCCACATGTACGTGATGTGCGACCAGGAAACCGGCTTATTAATCAAACCCATCGCCGAACAAGCCGGCTTTAAATTCTGGAAATTCATCACTTGGGACAAGCTCAGCATTGGTATGGGCTACCACTACCGCAACCAAACCGAATGGGTCATGTTTCTGGAAAAAGGCAAGCGCCGCCTGCACGACCTAAGCATGCCCGACGTGCTACAGCACAAACGCATACACAAAGGCTACCCAACCGAAAAGCCCCCCGGCCTGTACGAAGACCTAATCGAACAATCCAGCGCCCCGGGTGAAGTAGTAGCCGACCTGTTCTTTGGCAGCGGCAACGGCTTGTTAGCCGCCGCCCGCCTTGGCCGCCACGCCATCGGCACCGACATAGCGCCCGCCGCGCACCAATTTCTGGCCAGCCAGGCCGACACCCAGGGCATTGCCCTAAACCACTGTTAAGGACCACCGCCATGAACGTATTTGACAAAATCTACATAGCCAGCGAATGCCGCCGCCTGCAACACGAAGGGTTTTATACCCTCGACACCGAAACCACCGGGCTGGATGAAAACGGCCGCATTGTAGAAGTGGCCGTTATCGCCCCCGACAACAGCCACTACAGCAGCCTGGTCAACCCAGGCATACCGATTCCGCCAGACGCCACCAACGTACACGGCATTACCGACGAGGCCGTAAAAAGCGAACCAGACTGGATCCAGGTAGGAACCGAACTGACCAACCTGTACGGGCTAACCAAAGCTAAGGAAAACATACCCAACCTGGTTATCTACAGCAGCGACTACGACCAGCAGCTAATGGAACAAAGCGGCGGCAACCCCTTTAAAGGCGCCAATGTGTTTTGTGCCATGCGCGCCTTTGCCATGTTCCACGGCGAAACAAAAGAAAACGGCCAGTACAAATGGCAAAAGCTCAGCCACGCCGCCGAACTTACCGGCTTTGCTATGCCCGAAGGGCTAACCGCCCACCGCGCCTACGCCGACTGCCTGATGACCAAGCACCTAATCGAACACATGGCAGCCTGGCAATGGAAGCCAACAGAGCAAGAAGCCCGCCAGGCCATCGCCAACATCCACGACACCTACAGCGCCCACAGCCTGCTTGACGCCCTGCTACCCGACAGAGGCTACACACTGGAACTCACCATCAGAAAAAGCACCACAGGCACAAAGCAAGACTGCAACGTGATCTACAGCGGCCAGTGCTTTATGGCCCCCCACTGGCACCTGGCCGTACAAGCCGTTTACGAACGTCTTCTGGGCCAAAAAGCCCTTACCTATTAAGGAACCAACATGAACAACCAAAAAAGAAGAATTTATCTGGCATCAAGCTGGAGAAACGAAGACCAACAGGAAGTACTACACGTCTTGCGCGCGGCAGGTCACGAGGTTTACGACTTTAAAAACCCAACACCGGACAGTAACGGCTTTGCATGGAGTGACATAGATCCTGATTGGCAAAACTGGTCTGCAGAGAGGTACAGAGAGTTGCTATTAAACCACCCAATAGCAGCGCTCGGCTTTCAAAGAGACATGCGCGCCATGCAGTGGGCAGACACCTGCGTGTTATTACTGCCATGTGGCCGCTCAGCTCACCTAGAAGCGGGCTGGTTCTGTGGCATGGGCAAGCGCTGCATCATCTTCACCCGCGACGGCGAAGAACCCGAGCTAATGGCACTGATGGCAACCCACATCGTTACATCAGTTTCAGAAATGCTAAGAGCACTCAAATAAGGAACCACCATGAACAACGCCACTGTCACCCAAGCCCTGGTCAGCCAATGCAACGAAGCGCTCAGCCTGGCCAAACGCCGCCATACAGGCCTTACACAAATTACCGCCCAGGAAGTGCTGCACACCTGCAGTTGCATTGCCGACCACTGCGGCCTGATCGACCTAAACGCCCTGATACAAAAAGCCCTGATCCAACTGGAACAAGGCACGCCAAACACCATTCAGTACCAGGGCGAAAAGCCAACCAGAAGCTTAGCTGAACAAGCCCAACAGAACGTTGTGAGCGCTACAAACCTGGCCGACAAAATACGCGCCGAAGAAGGTGCCCCCATTAATTACTGGCCAGTACTTCACCTGGACCCACGCATAGCCAGCATGACACCGGAACAATTCGAAAAAGAATATTGCTGCGACTTTGCCAGTCAGCCAGACCAAACCGCAGTAGCGGTTGCCATGAAAAGCCGCCGCAATGGGCTGAATGCTATCAGGTCGCTGCAAAACCTATACAGCATTCCATCTGCCGAAAACTTTAGCTACCTACAACGCAAATGCGACAATCTGAAACAGCAAGCCCAGGCCCAAGCCCAGGAAGCCCGCACCCACCGCAACACCCTGCACCGCATCCACGAAGCGCTAGGCATTGAAGCACCGGATTATGAAGGCCCGCGCCCCGTTATCGCCCTGTTTGAAAAGCTCCTGCACATCAACAGCGACCTGGCCGGAAAAGACCTGAAAGACAACCTGGTCTGGCTCACCCGTGACGAAATAAACGAATGGGCCATGCTCAGCAGCCACGGCATTACCGCCCAAAGCGCCATTGAAGCGCAGGAACTGGTGCTGGAACTTGCCAAAGCCTTGGGGGTGCCGCCCGTCAAACAAGCCCTTAGCGGCTTTATTGCGGGGTTGAAAGCCAACACAGCTCAACCAAAGGCAGCCAACGCATGAACCACACCGGTCTTTGGCCCCGCCAATGGGCGGCAAAAATTCGCGACAACACCGCCACCCTGCAGGACGTACCCACGCACCTGCAGGCCCTGGTGCGCGAACACCTAACCACCGCCGAAGACCACGAATTTAAAAACAAAAAATGGGCCAGCCATAAGCGCAAATGGCCGCGTAAATAAGTGGGAGCCAAAACCATGACCGCCTACTACAACGAAATTGACCCAAAAGCAGCCAGTTGGTTGCGCGTACTTATCCAAGAAGGCCACATAGCACAAGGGGTAGTTGATGAAAGAAGCATTGAAGATGTCACACCAAATGACCTCAAAGGGTTCACCCAATGTCATTTCTTCGCCGGCGTCGGCGTCTGGTCATATGCACTGCGTAGAGCAGGCTGGCCAGATGACAAACCAGTCTGGACAGGATCATGCCCCTGCCAACCTTTCAGCACGGCAGGCAAAGGCGCAGGGTTTGCTGACGAGCGGCACCTGTGGCCAGCGTGGTTCCATCTTGTCAACCAGTGCCAGCCTCATGTCGTTATTGGTGAACAAGTTGCAAGCAAGGACGGCCTTACTTGGCTCGACCTTGTACAAACTGACATGGAAAACAAGGGTTACGCCGGCGGGGCGATCGATCTATGCGCTGCGGGCGTCGGTGCGCCGCACATCCGGCAAAGACTCTGGTTGGCCTACACCAAGGAGTTGTCATTCCGGACACACAACGGGGAATCCAAACAGGGCATTCAACAACAAGAGCCGATTAGAGGATGCAGTATTTTTAGCGGGTTGGCCGACATGTCGAGCGCAGGACGGCACCGGGGGCCAAATAGGCAAAACAATTACCGGCGGGTTAGCACTAAAACAAATGGTGCACTTTGCGGGTTGGCCGTCACCGAAAGCAGCAGAAGGAAAAAGTGGACAAAGGGTGCCGGACGGCAAACGGGGAATGAATGCATTGGACTTGATAAAGGGGATTTCGCAACCCGCCAGACTAACGGTCTCTGGGCAGATGCTGACTGGCTCTTCTGCAAGGATGGCAAGTGGCGGCCAGTTGAACCCGGCACATTCCCGTTGGTTGATGGGGATCCCGCCAGAGTGGGACGCCTGCGCGGTTACGGCAATGCAATCAATGCCGAAGCGGCCGCAGAGTTCATAAGCGCTTTCATGCTAGCAATGCAGGAGCAAGCAGCATGACCAACCCAACCCTAACCCAACCAGTAACCCAACAACACCTAAACGACATGGCAGCCCGCCTGCGCGCCATAGCCGAAGATCTGGAAGCCTGCGGGCCAGAAGAATGGCAAAACCTGGGCGACTGCCTGCGCGCCACCTGCAACAACATCGGCCACGACCTGGCAGAGGCTGTATGCCGCTGCCAGTTGGTACAGGTAAACACCCGCAAGCGCCGTTCGCTGCCCACGGATAACTGACAACGGCCAACTGCCTAACATGCACACCACCCACCCACTACCCACCCCATTTATCCCGGCCCTGCACCAACATCTGGCGCAGTGGCCGCGCTTTACCAGTTGGCAAACCCCAAAAGGCGAAGTCACCTACGCCAAGCCCGATCTGTTTGCCAGCCAGGGCGAAAAAGCCCTATGGAAATTGGGCGACGACGCCGACCGCTACCACCGCGCCAAAGTACTACGCCCGCTGCCCACCACCGTCGGCAATGCCGTGGCCAGCGTGTACCGCGACCTGTTTAACACCAACAACAAACAAAAAGACCAGGGCCAGGCCCGCCGCCGCGCCAACCACTTTTTAACCAGTATTTACAACCGCCACCTAAGCAAAAAGCTGGCCCGCCTGTGCCAGAACCCGCTGATTTTTAAACCCAGCGAAATGGTGCTGGAAGACGAACTGGGCGACCTAACCTTCGGCCGCGCCCCCGAACTGCGCAGCCTGAACAAAGCCTTTAACGAAAAACGCAAAGACGCCCTGTGGTGCATGCTGGAAAGGGTCGACTGTGTAAACCAACAAGAAATTGTGGCCCACATCGTGCCGGTACTGCGCACCCAGGGCGAAGCCGAAGACGGCCAGCCAGACCGCCAGCACCAAACCGACGCCCGCCACCTGCACGAATTCTGGCAGCGCAGCGACAACGAGCTACGCGACTACGCCTTTGACATGGTGCGGCTAACCTACCAGTTTATGCTGCGCCTGATGCGCGCCGGCGAAAACTACTACAGCAACGAAGCCCTAACCGTGCGCATTTACCGGGTGCTGTGCAGCATCCCCAACCAAATGGGTATTACCGAAAAGTACCAGGCCATACCCTTTGAAGACCTCACCCAGGAGCACGCCGAAATCGGCCTGAACCGCCTGCTGTGCGAAAAGTGGTGGCTACGCAAACTGCGCACCGTACACCGCCAGAAATTTGAAGAAATCGCCATTGCTGCCGGGGTAGTACACAACGGCAAACAGCCCTATATCAGCAACGACACTTTCCGCTACTACCAAAAGCGCGAAGCCGAAAACCGCAAAGTGCTGAATGACATGGTGGCCTACAACGAAGAAACCGGCGTTGAAGTGCCGCTAATGAGCCTGATAGAAAAGTCAGTCGCCAACCCCAAAATACGCCGCCACGAACTGATGGTACGCATACGCGGCAATGAAGAATTTGCCACCGCCAATGGCCACAGCGGTATGATGATCACCCTAACCGCGCCCAGCCGTTACCACCCCACTGCCACCAAAAACCTGTTTGGCAAACGCTGTACCATTGCCAACCCCAAATACGACGGCGCCACCCCCAGGCAAACCAACGCCTACTTAAACCACATTTGGGCACTGATACGCAGCGCGCTCGACCGATTTGGCATTAAACCCTATGGCCTGCGCGTAGTCGAACCGCACGAAGACGAAACCCCGCACCACCATTACCTGCTGTTTAGCAGGCCAGAAGACCAGGCCAAGATTGTTGAAGTATTTAAGCACTACGGCCTGCTGGTCGACGGTAACGAAGCGGGCGCCAAGCGTAACCGTGTGCATGTAGTGTACATCGACCCCAAAAAAGGCAGCGCCACCGGCTACATAGCCAAATATATTTCCAAAAATATCGACGGTTACCAGGCCGACGGCACCGAACTGGACGGCGACAACCTGGGCAACAGCGCCAGCGACGCCGCCAAACGGGTTACCGCCTGGCGCAAGTGCTGGGGTATTCGGGCCTTTCAGTTTGTTGGCAACCCATCGGTTACCGTGTGGCGCGAACTGCGCAAATATAACCGCGAAGAAGCTACGCCCTGGCGCGCCGCCATTAAAACCGAACAGCTTTACGCCAACCGCACCACCCTGTGCAATGCCCACGTAGCCACCTGGCTCGACAAAAGCGCCGCCCAACACGCCGAGCAGGAACGCAAAAACGGCCAGCAGTACAGCCTGCACAATGGCCACGTTGTTGTGTATACCAGCAGCACCAGCCAGGCCCGGCGCGAACGTGCCAAAGCCCAGTACTTTGCCCCCTGCAATGCCCATGTACAGGCCTACCTGGCCACCCTGCGCCCCAAAGGCTGCCCCGACGAAACCATAGAAGCCGCCCGCATGTGGGCCGACACCGGCCACTGGGACAAATACATGCAAGCCATGGGCGGCGTATTCGTACGCCACGACCACCGCCCCGTGCAACTGCTCAGGCCCCAAGAGCCGGTGATCAACCGTTACGGCGAAGCCCTGCCGCATAAAGCCATCGGCGTACAAAGCCACACCGCCGCCATTATTACCAGCGGCCAAAGCTGGTCCCTGCACCGCAAGGGCGAAAGCCCGCGCGCCAGGGGCGAAGCCCCGGTATTAGCCGCAGCGCAGCGCGCTGGGGCTGGCTCTCAGGCTGCGGCAAGCGTAGCGGCCGCTGCCCCTCGGAGTGCTGTCAATAACTGTACGCCGGGGCCTGCGCAGCCACCCGGCGAAACTGCCAGCGCGGTACCAAACCCGCAAGAATTTAACTACCCAGCGCCGCCACAAATGCCAGCGGCAGCTGCTGAAAAGCCAAAACCACCCGGTAACAGCTATCAATCCCCCTTCCCACCACCGCCACAAATGCCAGCGGCGGCCGCAATCACCAGCAAAATCCCCATTGCTGACCAGCCCATTGCCGAATTCCTGCTCGCCCAAGGCATAAACCCAGCCCTGCTGCGCGGCTATATAGCCCGCCTGCGCGAAGGCAAAGACCTGGTATTAAACAAAAACGAAGGCTGGCGCCTGGTTACCCAACCCGACGGCAGCCTGCACCTGGTGCCGGTGCGCTACTACCTGCAGCGCGACCTAATGGAAGACTGGCCAGACGAAGACGATATCTACGACGAACTGGAGGACGTAGCGTGAACAACGATTTAATGCGGAAAACCATAAAGGCCTGTTTAAGCCTTAAAGAATCCCAAGTCAGACAAAGGTTACAGGCAATTAACGAACTGTTAGAACAGCGCGAAAACTCTCTGCCTAACAACTGGTTCTGGCCATCATATGCCAGATACGCCAAAAAAGGGCCAGGCAAAAACCGCAAAAAATGGCAACCAGTTAAAGGGGCCGTCAAATGACCAAACGCTACTTAGGCGGCAAAGGCCAGCCCGGTGTTTACCACACCATCATTAACCAAATGCCGGTCCACGATCTGTATATCGAACCGTTCCTGGGCGGCGGCTCAGTCATGCGCTACAAGCGCCCCGCCAAACGCAGCATAGGCATGGACCTGTTTTTGCCAGCCCTGCAGCAATTCCAGCAGGCATATCTGCACGCACTCCCTGGGTGCGAATTACACTACGGCAACGCCCTGGACTTTCTGCGTTACGGCAGCATTGCCGGGTTATGGGGCCACGAAACCCTAATCTACCTCGACCCACCCTACCCACACACCACCCGCACCAGCAACGCCCGTTACGCCAACGAACTCACCAACGCCCAGCACAGCGCATTGCTAACCACCATTACAGATCTAGACTGCAACGTCATGATCAGCACCTACCCAAACCCCCTGTACGCCGAACACCTAAAAGACTGGCGCCTGGTCGAACATACCAGCGTGGCCAGTAGCGGCCAGGTACGCGAAGAACACCTATACTGCAACTTTGCCGAGCCCACCTACCTGCACGACGACCGTTACCTGGGCGACAACAACGACAAACGCATAGACATAGCCCGCCGCATCACCCGTAACAAAAAAAAGCTGCTCGAATGGACGCCCGCAGAACGGGCCAGACTACTCAGGGAACTAGCCGAAAGCCTGCCAGAAGAGGAAAAACAAATACTGCAGTGCGGGTAACCCCACCCGCACAGGCCAGCACAGGCAAAAACACCATCACTGCAGCACTGGCAACATTACCGGCAGTCCACGGCAAAAACGCCAGCAGGGTACCAAAAGCCGTCTATACTGAAACTGCGGCGTATTCCTTGTCATATATCCTTTTCGCGCCGTGCAGTAAGCCCCGTTTGCCTTCGGGGCTTTTCTTTACACCACCATAAAATATTTTTACAACAGCGTCAGAAATGTCGCCTACACGACACCTTTAACCTTGTGCTAGTTTTGTAACCGAGGCTAAAGAGTGGATGGTAGTAGCGTGACAATAAATACAAGCGGCCGGGGGATGGACATAGAACCACTGCTGCAATTAAACCGGGCCGACTTTACCCAGGCCGTTGAACACCTTGATTTTAACAAACTGTCGAAAAACCAAATCGACAAACTCACCCGCCGTAGCTATGGCCACAAACTGGTAGCCATACGCGAAGACGCGGGCATAACCCAGGCCGATGTAATCCGCATATCGGGCCTAAGCCGCCGCCGGGTGCAGCGCTACGAAAACGGCACCTACATGGTGCCGTCAGACATACTACACCTGTACCAGGCCATAGCCGACAGCGCCGCCGAATGGGCCGACCTCAAAGCCACCAAAGACGCGGTGAAGTTCGGCCTGTCGATCACCCAAAGCATGAAGCAAAAAGTCTTACGCCTGCTGCACCTGGACAAAAAATAATGTTACCCAGCATGAAAAACCCAACTTATCACCTACTGATAACCATAGTGATGGCCCTGGCGGCCGCCTCGTTTGTGGTAAAACAGCTTATGTTTGGCATTGGCTTTAGCCCAGCCAACGAAATGGAACTGTTCCAACTGCTGGTAGCCGGCGGCGTGGTGTTAATGATGATCATCACCGGCGCCATGGCCAAAGGCGCCAATAACCGCAACGTGTTGCTAATTTTCGGCGCGGGCACCACCTTAGAATTTGCCCTGTATTACCTGGCCGCTTATTGGTTTATTTTTACCGACGTGCGCAACGCCTACGCCATGACCAGCATGTTTGCCCTGTGCTACGCCGTGCACCTGCTGTGGTTGCGCCACCGCTGGGCCGTGATTCGCCTGGCCAGCCGCACTTGCCAGGCGCTGGGTATACAGCAAAAGTGGGCCGTACTAAGCATTGCCAAACACCGCAAAACCCGCGCCGAACGCTACCTGGTTGGCATACTCACCGCCATGTTTTGCATCGAATTTACCTTTGCCCTGTACATAGCAGGCTACGGCATTGCCCACCACGTACCACCCACCGGCAGCATTATGGGCACCATGGACCAGGTAGCCGCCGCCAGCCAAAGCCCCTTGGCCTACCTGGCCGCCACCCTGCCGTTTGATCTGTACGCCGTCGCCATGGCCCTAATGTCGGTATTACTGTTAGCCGCCTTTGCTTACTGCATGCTGCGCGAACGCCAACAACCCGACTACGCCGCCGCCATCGCCCACAACGAGCAAGACAAAGAACGCATGCTCAAACATCTGGAACGCAAGTTCAAAAAATAAGGCGGGTTAACCCGCCTTTTTACTACCTTAAACCCGTACACCCGGCTTCCACACGCTGGGCGGGTCTTCACTCGCCACACTGGGGCCAACGCTGGCAAAGGTCAGGGCAAACGCTGTCAGTAATGCGGCAGCATAGTTGATCATAGCAATACTCCATTTGTGAAACCGGCCAACCACAGGCCGGTTATTTACTAGGCAAAGCCCGTGCCAGGCACAGGCAGGCGAATTGGCAAGGCTTTGCAGCCAGGTAGGCGGCAAAAACTTGCCGGGCGGCAATCAATGCAGGTCAAGCAACTGTTGCCGCTCAATAGGGGTTAGGGTGTTAATCAGGCGTGCCGCCAAGTCCAGCGTGCTGGCCCGTGGCGGGTTCAAGGTGTGGCTGTAACCCAGGGTATAAACAAAGGTGTGCCCGCATTCCTTAGCGTTGGTACACATACAATACAGGTCGGCAACCGTATCGGTTTTATTCTCGCGGCTGGTGATCACCGCTTTGGCTTTGCAGGTGGGGCAGGTAATACGCATGGTGTCGGCTCGTGGTGGTGGCGTCACCGCAACCTTAGCCAGTGCCGGGATCCGGGGCAATCTATCGGCGCAGCCCGCCGCACTACTGCCCAACAAAACCCAATTTAACCGCGTTTTCATGCCGCCTCGCCCTGCTTTGGTTCCTGGCTGGGTGGCTCCTTAAAACTAATCTGGCTGCCACTCGGCAAGTACTCATTTAGCTGCAAAAATACCTGCTGAATCGGCACCACTTCGTTGTCGTAATTCACCCGGCTAATCTTCTCAATATCGCCAAACCCAGCAATATTGTCGGGCATCACCGCTGCAAGTGCTGGCGGTATACGGTGCATCGCCAGCACGTCATTACGGGTAATGTTCTTCACCCGCTCAAACTCGTCCTTGGTCGAAATATCCCCCACCGGAATAATTTTAACCGCCTCTTTGTCGGCCCCCGGCAAACTCAAAAACATAGAGCGGAAGTTACCCACCCCTTTTGATTTGGTTATCTGATCTTTCAGGGTTATCTCGTCTTCGTCGCTCAGCTCCGCCGCCGTATTTAAAAAGATGTAGCCCATATGCGCGCCGTTCTTGTAGTAACGGCGGCGGAACAGGGTGCTGTCCTCATTCAGCAGCATGCTTTGCAGCCCGCCCAGGTACTGCGGGCTACCGTAAATTTGCTGCACCGGGTCGTATTCCATCAGGTGCACTACTTCCCCTTCTGCAAACTTCTGCAGCTTGCCCCCTTCCAGCAACAACCCGTAGCGGTTGGTGCCGTCACTCAACCTGCGCATATACATGCCCGGTAAATGCTCGTAACGTAAAAAACCACCCAGCTTGTGCTTGCGGGCCCGCAAATAGCCTTGCCCAAACAGGTGGTAGTCATACGCAGCTTTGCCCAGGTCCTGGGCCGATAATACCGACGACGGGTTAAACCACCTAACCGCCATATTGCGCTTAAAATACAGCGCGCTGCCGTGGTGGGCGTTGGCCCGGCTGCACTTGGCCAGCCCGGAAAGGCTAACCGGCGGTGTGTAGTATTCCCCGTTGTGGGTAAAAATGCCCAGGTAGTCGGTTAAATGGCTGCTTAACACCGGCTCAGGGTCGCCAAAGCTAAATACATTGCCGGCGCGAATTTTGACATGGGGCTTGCTCATGGCGGTTCCTATGCTGCAACCGACAGGCTACTTTTGCGCCTGCCGTAGTTAATCGGTTCTTTGTAAATGGCATGCGCAATGGCAAAAAACACATCGCCATGGCCGCTTTCGGCGTTGCGGTGCGCGCAGTAGCTAATTTGCCCGTTGCTGGTCACAAACTTTTTCACGGCCAGGAAGGCCTGCGGAATGTCTTTGTCGCCCGCGTCGTACTCAAAACGCCCCTCGCCGATCACGTCCATCATCTTCAGCACCAGCTTGGTTTTAATCTCAGGGCTGTAATGCAGGGCCAAGGCACGCGGGTAAAACACTTTCACCAGGTCATACACACCCCAGCCAATGCCGGTAACGTCTATGCCAATATGCTGCACGTTGTAGCGGTCCTTGATCTTGCGTATCTCTTCCGACTGCTGGCGCAGGTCTTTGCCGCGCAAATACACACGCTGTAATACGCGGAATTTCTCACCCGGCAATACAGGCGGCGCAATAATCGCCAGGGTGGCGTCGTCGCGCGAGCGGGCCGGGTCGTACCCCAGCCACACCGCCCGGTTGGTAAACGGCCGGGTGGCGTTTTCTTTAAAATCTTTCCAGTGCTGCCGGTCAGTCGCGCAGTCCAGTAGCTGCTTCAGCTTAAATACGCTGTGGCTGTCGTCCACAAACTCGCACATAAACAGGTTGTCGAACTCGTCGGGCGTGTTCTCTTCTTTCAGCTCGTCAATGTCGAACAGGTCGCAGCCGTCATTGGCGGCATCTTCCACCGTTACCACGTCGCGCCAGATGCGATCTTTAGCTAAATGCCCGCCATGCAGCGCAGCGTGCGAGGTATCCAGTTCCTGCTTGTCTTCGTCTTTGCGCCCTTCGTTGTACCTGTCGCCGCTCCACATCGTGTACGCGTCGTGGCTTTTGCTCGACGGCGTGCTAAACAGCGTGCGCCGCCAACGCTTATGGCTGGCCATACCCTTGGCCACATGCCACACGTTGGCAAAATCGTTAATCCAGAACACCTCGTCCACATACAAATGGCCGTGGTAACTTTGCGCCGTGCGCGCGTTGGTCGACAAAAAATGCAACTGCGCGTCGTTGCTCAATATGATCGGGTTGCCTTTCAGCTCAACTTCAAAGTACTTGTTCGCAAAACTCAGTATGTAGGCGCGAAACACCATTACCTGAGCGCGGCTGGCCGACAGGAATATTTGGTTGTCGCCCGTGGTTACCGCGTCTTCGAAGGCTTCCCAGGCAAAATAGTAGGTCGCGCCAATCTGGCGGCTTTTTAGAATAAAGCGGGTGCGCTGGTGCTTGTTGTCGTGCCAGCGCTGCTGGTAGCCGTAAAACAGGTCGTTGCGCACCAGCGCCAGGTCTTCGGCGGTAATGTCAGAAACATCGTTTTTCTTGCGCTTCTTTTTCTTTTTTCCGGGGCCGTCTTCGCCCTGCTCCATGCGCTCGCGTTTAAACCGCTCAGTTTCCACTTTCTCAAGCTGCAGCAGCGCCGCGCTGAGTTTTTCAATCTCTTTAAAATCGTTGTCGTCTTTGGTGGGCTTGTCGGCCAGGCTGGTCAGGCGGCGGGCTATGGCAATTTTGGGCGACTCATGGGCTAGCAGGTCGTCCCAGCAATACTTTTCCTTCCACTGGTACAGCACCCGCACATTAGGCAGGTTAAGGTGCTCTTTAATGTCGTCCATTGCCCAGTGTTGTAGGTACAGGCGTTTTGCCTGGTCGCGTATCTCGCTGCTATAGCCTGCCATGCTGCCGGAATTGTCGTTCAACGTGCCGCCATAGTAGCCCGCCAAAAACAGCAAAAACCGCCTTACTTTTCCGCCTACCTCCTAAAACAAAAATCTAGGAAATTCAAAAAATTAAAGCCGTTTTCAGCGCCATAAAACCCCGCTAGTTTTGCACCAACGAAAGCGCAATTCTCCATGCAATTGGGACACAGGATCATGTAAATGGCAGGCGACCTCAGAACCACCCCACAGGCAATTTGTTCGGCAGGCATGACCGTAGATGGTCGTGTTATCAAGGACGAACATATTCAGCAAATGGCCGACACCTACAACGCCAGGAAATACGGCGCACGTATCAACCTTGATCATGAAGGTGAATGGGGCGGCTGGTTAGCCAAGAACATTTATGCCATCGACCTAAACGGCGGCATGCTGGGCGACGTGGTAGAAGTTCGGGCCGAAAAGAACGAAGACGGCGTACTTTGCTTGTATGCCATCTTAAGCCCTAACGCCAGTTTTGTACTGCTAAACCAGTCAGGGCAGGCCGTTTACTACAGCGCAGAAGTCGATTTCGACTTTCAGGACACTGGCATGGCTTACCTGGTAGGCCTGGCCGCTACCGACTACCCGGCATGTTGCTATACCACCCGCGCCAACTTCAACAGCAAAACACGCATTAAAGACGCGGTGCCCAACTTTAAGGCGAATCTGGACTTTTCAGACCTGTCGCCACTTTCGACCAGCCAAAAGCGCGAACAGAAAAAACCTTTCAGCTTCCGCAACCTATTTAGCCAAAAGCAGGACGACGAAATGAAACCTGAAGAACTAGCCAGCGCGCTTAAAGACGCCCTGGGCGAACCGATTGCAAATCTTACCGCCGCAGTAACCAAGCAAGGGGAAACCATTGAAGCCTTGTCTCAAAAGGTGAATGCAGCGGCAACCGATGGCAGTGGTGATGACAATCCGGCAGAGGGTGGGCAACCCCCTGCCGGTGAGTCATTTTCTGCAGAGGATAAAAAAGCCATGCAGGACACCATCACCAAATTGAGCGACCAGGTTAATGGCCTGGCCGAAAAGTTAAACACCGCTCTCACTACCGGCGCAGGCGACGATACACCGCCAGCCACGGGTAGTGAAGGCATGGACAAAGTTCTGTAGGAGCCGCCGACATGTTAAGCACCGCATCGCGCAATAAATTTGCCGCACTACTTACCGCTATGGCGGCCACCTACGGCGTGGAATCCGTCGCCCAGCAATTCGCCGCAGAACCCAGCCTGCACCAGGAACTGATGGACAAAGTCGTCCTGCACAGTGACTTTTTGCAGCGCGTTAACGTACTGCCGGTAACCGAGCTGAAAGGCGAAAAGCTGTTAGGCAGCGTTAACGGCCTGGTCACTACCCGCACAGATACCAGCGGTGCAGGTGCCAGGGTGGCCCGTGAATTACTGGCCCTGGACCAGAAAGGCTATGAGCTGTTCCAAACCAATATGGACACAGCCATTCGCTATATCATGATCGACACCTGGGCCAAGTTCCCCGACCTGGTGCAGCGTTATCAGCGCTACATACAGCGCACCATTGCCACCAATAAGGTTATGATTGGCTGGCATGGTACAAGCATTGCCCTAACCACTGACCCAGAGACCAACCCGCTAGGCCAGGACGTAAACAAAGGCTGGCTGCAGATCCTGCGTGAGCAAGCACCAGCCCAAGTACTCACCGAAGGCGACACCGCGGGCAAAATTATCCTCGGCGCCAGTGGCGACTTTGAAAACCTTAACAGCCTGGCGTATTCCGCACTGACCATGATCCCAGAAGAATATGCCGACGCGGGCGACCTGGTGGTGATTGCTGGCCGCGAACTGATCATGCGCGACAAAGGCCGCCGCTACGCGCAGCACGGCGAACTGCCCAGCGAAAAAGAAAAAATCGAAATGGCGCAAACCATCGACACCTACGGCGGTTTGCCTACCTACACCGTGCCTTACTTCCCGGCCCGCGGTTTGCTGGTCACCAGCTTTGACAACCTCAGCCTGTACTACCAAAGCGGCAGTATGCGCCGGCATATCAAAGACCACCCTGAGAAGAACCGGTACGAAGACTACATGAGCCAGAACGAAGGCTACGTAGTCGAAGAACTCGAAAAAGCCGCCTACATCGAAGGCGCCAACGTCGAGTTCGTGGAAGAACAAACAGGACCATAAACCATCAGTACGGTTTCACGAATCGCCCTTACGAGGGCGATTTTGAAAACGCACTGGGAGACAACCAATGAACATAGCACAGCGCCGCCAGGCCGAAATAAAAGCCAAACTGGCTGCCGGGGAAGCGGTAAAAATACCGGCCCCCAACTACGGCAAACAGCACCAACAAGTGGGCGGTAACCCCGCGGCCAAATTTCGCCTGAACAAACTGGCCGAGCAAGAGGCTACACGCCAACAGCAGCAAGCCAGCCAGGAAAGTGCGCAAACCTACGACATTGTCAAAGCAGCGTTGCAGGGCGACATTAACACCCTGAAAAACCAGAAAACCATTAAGGAAAAACTGGAATACAAGGCCCACATTCTGCCCCAGTACCTGGACTACCTGCAGCAGTACGCCCAGTCAGGCCATAACCACCCCAACGAGGTGCTAAGCCAAACTGTGGTATGGCTGTTCGATTGCCAGCAGTTTGATATGGCCTTTGTCTACGCCAATTTAGCCATGCAGCAAAAACAAAAGCTGCCCGCCAGATTCAACACCCCCAATTTTGAAACATTTATCTGCGACAGCCTGGCCGACTACTCAGTAGCGCAGCGCAAGGCCAAGCAACCGGCCCCCGCCCTGCAGTTCGCCATTGACGGTGTGCAAAGCGGCTGGGACGTACACGACATTGTAAAAGGCAAAGTGTTGGCCGAAGCCGCCAAAAACGCCGAAGCAGAAAGCAACTGGCAACAGGCCTTTGACTATGCCAACGCCGCCCTGGAAGCCAACGACAAGGCAGGCGTGAAAGGCTTACTGAAAAACGCTACCGCGCAACTGGCCGCACAGGCCGAGGCGCAGCAACCGAGCAAGGGCGAATGATGTGTCTCCCAGCCGCTGACGCAGCAGGATCCAATAGCCAAAGCCGTGCGCTAACCGGCTTGCGGATCCTGCCTGCTGTCAGTTTTACCAGCAGGGTACCAGCATGAGCTTTACCGGCCGCACCAAAGAGTATTTAGCCAAAGTGTTGGCTAACGACGACTTTTACCCGGATATCTCGCTGGGTGATTTTCAGCAGCAATACCGTGTGGCCACCGACTTTTCCCAAGCCATGGTTGAGCAGTGCTTACTGCTGGCCATGATCGAAATCAACACCCGCCTGACCAGCCACAAGCAAAGCTGGCAAACCGCTGGTATTTATGACCTGGACGACGCCCCCAACCAACCCATTGATGGCGCCTTTACCACCCTGTACTTAGCTGCTGTTTACCACTGGGCCAAGGCCGAAGTAATGCGCCGCATGCCAACCGTGACAGACCGTAAAACCAGCGACACCACCGGCGAAAAAGCCGAAAAGAACGAAGACTGGTACAGGCAGCAAGCCGACCAGTATGTAAGACAACTGCGCGGCGTGCCCGGCATTACCTGCGAGTTGATCTAATGCAAAAATTCAAAGCTCTGCTTAACTACCTGCACCAGGCCAACCTGGTCGCCAGCGAAAAGCTCAACCACTTTATTACCGAATGCCAGTTGCAGCTAAGTGGCAAACAGGTAAGCAACGGCAGCATTGTGGCCGCATACATCAGTTACGAAGCCAATTTTGAATTTGAATCGTACGGCGGCGACGCCAATACCATTTTGGCCCATGTAGCAAGCTGGGTGTACGAGAACGGCCAAACCGACGACAGCGAAGCCCTGCCGCCCCCCAGGTTTGATATTGAACAGGTCGACGCCCATCAGGTAGACGTACTAATCGAAGTGCCATTTTGCGAAGCCCTGCACCTGCAGCGCGACGACAACGGCCCCTACCTGTTCGACGGCCAGCGCTACAGCCTGCAACCGCCCACTATCGACGTAGCCGAAAGCGCAGAAGTCGACGGCGAGGTGTGCCATGAGTAAACAGATAATCGGCTGGGACATGGCTGTAAAAGGCACCGAACAGATTAAGCGCACCCTGCAGTGGCTGCGCATGTCGCCTAATCAGCGTCGCCAGTTTTTGCGCAAAGTGTCGCGCACCGTAGCCCGTAACAGTAACCAGCGCCGCCGAGCTCAAAAAGACTTGGGCGGCCAAAGCTGGGCACCGCGCACCAAGGGTAAAGGCAAAATGCTGCGCAAAGTACAACGCGAGCTAAACGCCACCGCCAATGCAGAACGCGCCATGCTGTATTTTAAAAAGCCCAGGCATGCCCTGATTGCCTATGCCCACCACCACGGCATAGCCGACAAGTACAGCCCGGCCAATAGCGCCAACCATGACAAAAAACAACGCACAGAGCAGCAGCAAAGCGCCCAGGACACACCCACTAAAGCGCAAGCCAAAAAGCTCATTGATTTAGGTTTTCGCATTAACAAGCGCCGCATGGTGAATGGCAAATGGCGCAATGGCCGCAGCATTGGCAAGCTACCCAGCCTGCGCTGGATTATCACCAACTTGAATCCAAAGCAGGTTGGCGCACTCATTGGCCTGCTGAAGAAAACCGCACCCGCCCAGGCCAGCAGCAAAACCCAGTGGCAGGTGCCAAGACAAAAACGCACCTGGTTAGGTGCAACCAGACAAGAAACAGACCAACTGATCAACCTGCTGTTGCAGCAGTTGACCGGGCAACTAGCTTAAACCAACGAGGTAACACCCATGGCACAAGGGCAAGTCATCGTAAACACGCTTAACCAGGTACAAGGCAGTTTGCCCGGTGTAGAGCGCCATTTTTTATTTATCGGCCAGGCCGCTGCCGGGGTAGACGAAGTAAACAGCCTCGATCAGCAAAGCGACTTAGACGACCTGTTTGGCGCCGCCGACAGCGTACTAAAAACCAACCTGATTGCCGCCCGCTTAAACGCCAGTGAAAACTGGGGCGCTACCGCCGTGGCCATTACCGGCACCGACTGGCAGGCCGCCGTTGATCTGGCCATGGAAGCCGGCATCAGCCCCGAGGGCATTATTGTCTGCGTGCAAGTGGCCGCCAAAGCCGACATAGAAGCCGCCCACACCAAGGCCGTGGAACTGCTCAACACCCACGCCCGCCGCGTATTTGTGCTAATTGCCGCCCCCGGCATTGATGCAGGCACCGAAACCTGGGCCCAGTACCAGGCCAACATGGCCCCGCTGATTGCCGATGTAGCAGGCAACCGCGTAGCCGTAGTGCCGCAGCTACACGGCAACGATTTAGGCGTAATAGCCGGGCGATTAGCCAACGACAGCACCAGCATTGCTGACACGCCCATGCGCGTAGCAAGCGGGGCGCTGGTAGGGTTAGGTGCAACCCCGCTAGACAGCGACGACAGGCCACTGACCAACGCCCATTTAAAAGCGCTAGACGCCCTGCGTTTTAGTGTGCCGCAAACCTATACCGAATACCCAGGCATGTACTGGGGCGACGTCAACCTGCTGGACATCCCAGGTGGCGACTACCAGGTAATCGAACACCTGCGGGTAGTAGACAAAGCCGCCCGTGCCGTGCGCCTGCTCGCCATTGCCCGCGTGGGTAACCGCCAGTTAAACAGCACCCCCATTAGCATTGCCGCCAACAAACGCTTTTTCGCCCGCCCACTGCGCGAAATGGCCAGCGCCACCGTGTTTAACGGCGAGCACTGGCCCGGCGACATTAAACAGCCGGGCGACGATGCCATACAAATCAACTGGCCAAGCCGCACCCATGTGCAGGTGTGGCTAAAGCTCACCCCTTACAACTGCCCGAAGCAGATCACCGTCAATATCGGGCTTGACCTGACCAACGGAGGCGCACAATGAAGCACATATCAGGCAAAGATTTTGACGTGATGATTGGCGACCTGCTGGTGCACGTTGAATCAGCCACCCTCAACATTACCGACGAACGAACCACGGTAAAAACCGGCGGCGTGCCCAACGGATACGTTGATGGCGATGTAAGCGCCGAAGGCGAAATTGAACTGGACACCACCAATTTCCTGATCGTTAACGAAGCCGCCAAAAACGCGGGCTCATGGAAAGGCTTACCGCCGTTCGACGTCAACTTTACCGCCGCAGGCAGCGAAACAAAAATGAACGTTGAAGCCTTCGGTTGCCTGCTGAAAATCAGCGACCTGCTCAACATCGACCCCAACGGCAAAGAAAAGAAAAAGCACAAGCTGCCCTACGTGGTTACCGACAAAAACTTTGTCAACATTAACGGCGTGCCGTATCTGGCCCCCGCCGAGATTGAGGATATTGTTTAATGCGCACCACGGCCGAACAACTAAAAAAAGCCATGGCAGCAGCAGGCCATAAGCTGTTCAGCCGTGGCGACTACAACCTTAACCTGATTGGCATTCGCAGCAACGACACCAAGGCCAACACCTTTAACGATCTGCTGTGCGTGCTCTACAAGCAAAACGGCCAGGACGTGCTGCTGCAGTTTGCCTGCACCACCGACCCTGGCACCTATTACCGCGAAAACCCGCTGAACGTAAACGGCACCGCCATAGTTAAACCAGGCCAATACAAAGGCCTGTGGCAGCTTGGCCGTCACCAGGGCAAATACCCGGCCCTGGTGCAGCGCAGTGAAATTACCGTATTCCGCGACAACGACGGCAACAAGGAACTGAACTTAGCCGACTGCGTGGAAGAAACCGGCTATTTCGGCATTAACCTGCACCGCGCCAGTGAACAGGGCTTAGCCAGCCAAGTAGACAAATTCAGCGCCGGTTGTCAGGTCATCCAAAACCCCGACGACTACGCCATGTTAATCGCCCTGTGCCGCCGTGGTGCCGAGCTGCACGGTAACAGCTTTACCTACACCCTGCTCACACAGCAGAAACTGGAGGCCGGATCATGAGTTGGTTAACCGCGTTAGCGGCACCTGTCACGGGCGTAATCAATGGTGTGGTGGATATTTTTCGCAGCAAGCAGGAACGCAAAAAGCTAGCCGAAACCGCCAAAGCCAAACTGGCCGCGCAAAAGGAAAAAGGCGCGCAGGAAGTCACCCTGACCGACGCTGAGTGGGAATCGCTCAACGTTGGCCAACAAGACAACACCTGGAAGGATGAATACATCACCATTCTGATCACGTCCCCCTTGCTGCTGATTGTAGTGGGCACAGTATGGACCGCCTTTACTGGCGATCTGCGTTTAGTGCAGGCAGGCATTGAATCCATCAAAGCCATGACCGCCGCCGGGGTGGATATGGAATTTATGATGGAAGCCGTGGTATTGGCCGCAATCGGCCTGAAGTTATGGCGGAAAAGCTAAATGGCAGAACCAGAAATGAAAGCCGAAGTGCCACAGAAATGGGGCCAGGAACGCCGGGGCTGGCACCTGGATAAAACCATCAGTGTGGGCCATCTGCTCAGCACCGTGATCATCGCCATTCCGGTATTTACCTGGGTGGCCACGGTAGACAAACGCATAGAGCAAAACGCCCTGGCTATCAGCTATCTGGTTAAAGAGGTAAACGAAACCAAGCAGCGCAGCGAAGCCCTGCGTATCGAGTTAAAAGGCGACCTGGCAGTGATCAGCGGCAAATTAGACCGCCTGATAGAACGCCAGGCCGGTATGTAACACAACCAACGAACTGGGAAACAACATGAGCAAGAACGTACAAGCATTAGTGATTCTGGCCGCAGGTCTTGAGCTGAATTTCACCGTAGACCGCGACAAATTCAATAAGTACACCAACGAAATCAGCACAGAAAACAAGGTGGCGCCCAGCCATAACTTTCTGGTGCGCTGTGTTAACAGCGAAAGCAAAGACGACCTGCTGAAAATCATTGACGAAAACCCAGGCAGTGAAATTGAACTGGCCAACGTGCTGGCGTCTGACTACAAGCCAGACATTGGTGCCGTAGTAAAGGAGCGCACCAGCAAGCCGAGCGCTTAAGCGAGTGCGGTTACAGCCAGTTGCTGGCCCTGCGCGCCAAATGGCTGCCACACAGTAACGACGATGACGACCTTGGCACCGCCCTGTACCTGGAAAACCAGTACTGGCAAAACATGGCAATTAGCGTTGCCAACGGCATAGCCAAGGCCATGAAGGGATAAACCCAAAAGCAGCGACACGGACGAAAACCAGGGCAAGGACGCCCTACACCGGAGCCATGCAGTGAACTTTGCGGAAAAGGTTGAAAAGCTGATGTTTGTAGTAGGCCTGACGGATAAAACCGCCGGGCCTGTTGGCGCTATCAACACCCGCATTGAACGCTTAACCCGCAACGCCGAAAAAGGCTTTCGCAACGTGGCCTACGGTGCCGCCGGTATCACCAGCGCCGTGTTTATGCTAAACCAGGCCATGGCCCCCGCCATTGACCAGCAGCGCGCCCTGAACGAAGTGGCCAGCCTCGACGTTGAACCCAAAGCCCTGCAAAAACTTAATCGCATGGCATTGGCTACTCAGGCCCAGTTTGGCATGGCTTCGAGTGGAATTGTTAAAGCTGCTTATGACATTCAGTCTGCTATAGCTGGGTTAACTGGATACGAACTAAGCGACTTTTCATATGTTACGAGTGTGCTGGCCAAAGGAACCAAAGCAGATGTTAAGGTCATCGCAGACTACTTAGGGACCCTTTATGGAGTATTTGGCGATACCGCCAACAAAATGGGCAGGTCTAAATGGGTTGAGCAAACTGCAGGACAAACAGCTTTGGCTGTTCAGATGTATAAAACCACAGGTTCCAAGATGGCACAGGCATTCGAGAATCTTGGTAAAACTGCCACTAACATGGGTTTTTCCTATGCCGAACAGCTAGCGATTCTAGGTAATCTGCAAAGTACCACTCAAGGAGGAGAGTCAGGAACTCTTTTCACTGGTTACCTGACAGGTATGGGTAAAGCGGAAAAAGCGTTAGGTGTAGCGTTAACCAACACAGCGGGAAAGGCATTACCACTAGACCAAGCGCTTTCTAACATACTGAAAAAGTTTGGACATCTAGGAGCTGTTAAAAGATTTGATGTCATCAAGGCGGCATTCGGTTCTGATACAGCCGCCAAGTTCATCGACCTACAACTTAGTAGGGTCGAGAAACTCAATGCCGAAACACAGAAAATTGCCGACGTAAATGGAATGGATGTTGCCATTCAAATGGCAAAAAAAATGACAGACCCCTGGCAACAATTAGTCGGCACCACCAAAAGCGTACACACCGCCTTTAGCCAGGCCTTATTACCCGTGATCCAACCCGCCGTAGAAAGCTTTGTGCGCGGCGGGCAAACCCTGCTGCGCTGGACCGAAATGTTCCCCAACCTGACCAGGTTGATAGGCAAAGCTGGTTTAGCCGTCATCGGCCTGATGGGCACCATTGCCGCCATGACCGTGGCTGTGGGAATTTACCGCTTTGCTGCGGTAGGTTTGAGTGCTGCGCATATGCTGCTGTTTGGCCGCTTTGGCCTGTTTACGCCACTGTTAGCCGGGGTAACTAAAGGATACAAAGCCGCCAGGGTTGCTTTAATTGGCTACCACATGGCAGTTACCGCTGGCGCAGCCAAAGCCGGGTTTTTAACCAAAGCCCTGGTAGTCATGCGCAGCGCAGTATGGGGCTTTAACGCCGCTCTGCTGGCCAGCCCGATCACCTGGATTGTGCTGGGTGTAGTCGCGCTGGGCGTGGCCGCCTATGCGCTGTACAAACACTGGGACCAGGTAAGCACTGCCGTCACCGACTTTTTAGACAAATCCGTAGCCTTTCAACTGGCCCGCGTGGCCATAGACGCCATGCTGCTGCCACTGCGCCTGGCCTGGGAAGGCCTGAAACATCTTGCCGCCTGGACCAGCGACTGGTTTAACACGCTGAACATGGACATAAACACCAGTGGCCTGTTTGCCATTGGCGGCCGCTTTGAATGGCTAACCGATTTAGTAGGCATGGTAAATACCGGCCTGGAAACCCTGGCAGGCTGGCTAAAACATGTGGCCGACAACGGCGTATTTAACACCATTGCCAGCGCCCTGGGCCTGGATATAAAACTGGGCGGCAGCTTAGAGCAACCCAAAGCAGTTAACAGTTACAACAACGTGGTGCAACTACCAGTACAACGCCAACTTGCTGCAGCGCTGGCAACAACGCCAGCACGGTACCAGCCAGATAATCTGGTTACCTTGCCGCTACGACCCGAATCTACCGGGCAGGTTGCAGGCCAGCGCCTGGACGTACCCAAAGGCGGCGTGATGCAGCAGTTCCGCAGCGAAACCAACAACCAAGGCATGCACATAGACCACGTAACGATTCGCACAGACCGGCTGGACGACCCAGACCAGTTGCGTGAACGCTTCTTGGTTGCCGGATTATAGGGGGCCAGATGAACGATATTGATATTCTGATCACCGACGACGACCTAACCCTGGACGGCGTGCGCGAACCGCAGTTAGTCGACGGCCGCCGCAGCATTGCCCAGGACATAAAACACATGATCCGCGAAACCGGCCATGTCGTGCAGATGATTGGCGAGCGCAGCAGTGATAAGCGCGCCCACTTTATGAAACTAATCGAAATAGCGGTTGAGGAAGACCGCCGCATTGTACCCGGCACCGCCCGCGTAACCGAAACCAAGTTAGGCCAGTTGTTTGTGCAGGCCATCACCGTGGACTACGGGCAAACCGCACTAAGGGCATTTTATGGCTGATGATGTAGATTTTCGCCAGATATTGGCCGATGCAGGCCTGCCCACTACCGAGCAGGCGTTGCAAACGCAGTGGCAACAGGAACTGGATGCCCAGGGCAACCCCATTACCAACGAAAGCGAATACAGCCCTTTTCGCCGTTTGCTTGATGCCATGATTGTTAAGCCGGCCAAATCGGTTATGGATGCGCTGGCCGACGTAACCTTGCCCAGCCAGTTTGTAAAAACCGCCACCGGCCAGGCGCTGACCATAAAAGGCGAAGACGTGCTGCTTACCCAGCTTGGCAGAACCAACGCTGTGGGGCTGTTAACCGTGAGCCGCCAAACCAGTGACCAACAGGTAACCATTAACGCTGGCCATGTGGTGCAAACCGCCCTGATTGGTGGCAAGAATTACCGCGTAATCACCACCGAAGACGTAACCCTGGCCGTAGGGGCAACCACCGCCTACGTGCAAGCCGAAGCCGAGCTACCAGGCGCCGCCTACAACTTGCCAGCAGGCTATTACAATATTCAGCCCAACCCGGTTGATGGCATTACGATCACCAACGGCCAGGACTGGCTAACCAGCCCAGGCCGCGACGACGAAACCGCCGACGATTTCAGGCTGCGCATTCGCAACCAGTTTAACCTGGTGGGCGACTACCACACCGACGCCGTTTACCGTGGCATGCTAAGCGAGCAGTTTGGACTGCGCCCTGCAGATTTGTATTTTCAGCACAACGCCCCCCGCGGCCCAGGCACAGCCAACATTTACGTATTGCTGCCAGTAGGTAACCCAAGTGCCCAGTTTATTAGCGACATAAACACATTTTTAATGCCAGAGGGTAACCATGGCCACGGCGATGACGTACAAGCCTTTGCCATGCCTGAAACTCTGCACGATATCAGTTTGCAAATTTGGGCAGTAACCGGCACCACGGCAGCACAGCGCACTGCCCTGCAAGCAGAGGTGAATACCTTTGTGCGCGCTGCATTTCGTGAAAACCAGGCGTACAGCCCCACTACTACCCAGCCGGGCCAGGTGTTTGCCTTTAGCCGCTTAACCCAGGAGCTGCACCGCCAGTTCCCACGCATTGAACGCCTGGTGTTTGCTAATGCCGACATTCAAAGCGGTGTGAGTGTGCCCCGCATAAATAGCCTGACGGTGGTGGTGCAATGAGTAGCATAAACTTGCCATTTTGGTTGTCGGGCGACGCCGTAGACGCGCTAAAAAAAGCCGCCGACGCCTTTTGGGCCACCATTCGCACCCACGCCGGCTGGCAGGCTGGCCAGCAAGACGCCATGACCTGCGACGAGCCCGTTTTAGAGCTAATGGCGTGGGAACGCGATATCACCCGCCTGAAAAACGAAGACCTTGCCCTGTACAGAAAGCGCGTGAAGTACGCCTATCACAACGCCAAAGACGCGGGCAGCTATGCAGGCATGCTGGCCATATTCCAGCGCCTGGGCGTGGATATTCTGGCCATGTATGAGCGGGTGTATCCGCAGGATTGGGACGTAATAACCATTCACGCCACCGAACAGCAGCTAAGCGAAAACGGCGAGCTACTGCACGAACTGATCCGCCAGTACGGCCGCACCACCAGGCGTTATGAATTCAGCACCAACGCCAGCACTGTGCAACATTTGGCGGTGTGGGAATTTGCCGGTAGCCAGGAATTTAGCGAGGTAACCTATGAGCCATAGCGGCAAACTCACAGCGGCGGGCCATGCCCTGATAGGCGCAAAAATCAGCGCAGACGAAAATTTGAATATAAGCACATTCAAATTTGCCAACGTGGCCGGGCTGGACCCTGAAACCCTGCCAGAAAATTACAGCGAAACAGAACCCAGCGCCGACCTGGTGCACACTATGCCAGTAACCAGAGCCGGAGCAATTGACGGTGACACCGTAGTATACAGCGCTGTGCTGGACAGCACCGTGGGTGACTTTGAATTTAACTGGGTGGGCCTGTACGACGACACCGACACCCTGGTGATGATTCGCTACACCTACCCGCAGCAAAAACTGGGTACGCCTTTTGGCGGGGGCAACAACTTAACCCGCAACTTTGCCCTGAAATTTGTTGGTGCGGCTGACGTAACCAACGTCACCATACCCGCCGAAAGCTGGCAGTTTGACGTGTCGGCCTATGTGTTTGAACGCCTGGACTGGACCGAGATAAACACCAATACCGTCGCTAAAGAAGGCCACCGTTACCGCTTAATGCAGCCGCTTACCCTGACGATTCCGCAGGGGTTAACCAAAAGCATTTACGTGGTGTGCGACGCACAAAGCGGAATGGGTATTGCCTCGCCTGGTTACCTGCAAGTCGCCACTGGCATTATCCGCACTCGTCGGGGCAACTACAGCCAGGTGCAACTGACCCGCCGTGAGCTGACCTGGCGCATTGACTTTGTAAACGGAGTACCAACCCTATGAGCACGATAAGAGACACCGCACTACTGGGGGGCAGCGAACTGGGTGTAATTGTGCCTTCTGTGCTAAAAGACCAATTCATGCTGCGAACAGGCCGAGAATACCTGCTGGCAGATTACCCAGATGCCACAGGCTTACCTAACGGCTTAATGCCCGTTGCCATAGCAAGAGAAATGCCATTTATAAGCCCACTTTCAACCAAGCAAGGGATATACGTGGGGCGAGGCGGGCAGTTTTTAGCGCAAGTAAGCAAAACAAGTACAACCGCCAGGTTACAAATAAGCGTTAACGGGGGCGATAACTGGACTCAGCATAGTGCGCCAGCCACATTCGACATAAACAGCCACTGGAAGTTTGCCCTGGCAGCAGATGGACTAACCATATTCGCTTGGTGGTTTAACAACATTAATGGCCAAACGCACGTTGCTAATTTGATTAGTTATGACAATGGCGCAACGTTTGTACAAGGGGTGCATACCGCCTTAGCGGCTGTGCCTGGGGCATTGTATAGCGGCAGCACCGTATTGGCAGCGGCATTTAGTGCAGACAGCCAGGTCATGTACGTAGTGGATGGCTATCTGGGCTTATTGAAGGCTGTTCGGACTGCGGGGGAGTTCAGCTCGTTTACTGTACTGAATGACCCTAAAAACTTTGGTGCAAGCAACCACAACTACCCCATTCAGCTTTATGTATTGGATGACATAAGCCCGGCAGACCCGGCTTATGGAAACATTGTGTTTGTTCACGAAAACGGGGTTATTACCTGGGATGCCGCAGGCAATGTGATTGCAGACGAAGTGGCCACAAATGGCGGGCCAAGCGGCAGACTGGGTACGCACATTGTTAGCAAAAAACTGTATACAACAGATGGCGGCATAACTGTGCGGTATCACGGTCAGAGTGCTGGCGTGATATGCAAGACAGAAGCGAACGATCTGCATGACCTGCTGATTGAAAATAACCGAGTGTTAGTGGCGTTCTGGCAGGACAATGAACTACGTGACAACGGCTCGTTTAACGATTCGTTTGCAGGTAGAAAGATTCAGGAAATACATGGTTCTATTGATGGTTCACCAAGTGTAACACTGCAATTCGAAAACGGTGATTATGCCTTGCTAGCCCCGATAGCTAAGGACCCCGCAAAGTTCTACATACCAGAAGTAAGCAGCCCTGTTGGGCCGCGCGGCGAGTCACTGGCAATGGTGAGGGTATAACGATGCAAGGCTACCTAATAGACATAAACGGTTACTTCTTGCGCGAAGTTACACTGACTAAAGGCGAATCTGTACCCGCCAGAGTAGTCACTATTGCCCCCATGCAAGCAACCGGTGAACTGACGCCACGGTGGATGGGTAACGGCTGGCAACTGGCCTCCAAGACACAAGCGCAACCCGCCCCCGAGCCAACACCAAAACCACAACCGGCCCCAAACACCAAGTTGCACAAGGCGTGGTTTAAAGAGCGGTTGATTCCCTTTGCCGAAGATATTAAAGCCGCCCGCCAGGCCGATGCCACGGTGGACTTGTATTTCTCCATTCTGGACGAATACAAAGTGGTGGATGTGACCTGGCATAAAACCATAGCTATGTTGCAAGACGCAGAAGCCAGGGTAAAAGCTGTGGTGCCTGAAAGCACGATATCAGCAGCAGGTTTATTGCTGCCACAGCAACCAAACGAAGTGTTTTACGAGGTATAGCAATGCAAGTCATCTATTGCCGCAACCACCACCCGCTGAGCTTTCTGATCCGCGCCTTTACCTGGTCGCGCTGGAGCCATTGCGGGGTGGTGATTGGGCAAGACGTGATTCACGCCACCGCCAAACACGGCGTAATTCGCCAGAGCCTGGCCGAAGTGCAGCGCCAGTACCCCAGCCACGAAATGCGCTTTATGCCAGGCGATGCCAGAACGGCACTGCAATACCTGGGCGCTGGTTACGACTGGGGCGGCGTGTTTGGCGTGCGCTGGGGCCTGTGGAACCAGCCAGATAAATGGTTCTGCTCTGAACTGGTAGCCCAGTGCAGCGGCCTGTTTAACAACAGCCGCATTAGCCGGGTAACCCCAGAACACTGCTACATGGTGAGCCAATGAAAATAGTAGAACGCCGCATACCCTGGTTTAGCCGCGCCGTAATGGTGTGCGACGACAACGGCAAGCCGCTATTTGGCTGTATTGTCAGCCCCAAAGGGTGGTGGTGGCGCATCGCCTGGATATGGCAAGGCTGCGGCCAGTTAAAGCGACGCACTAGCACAACATTAAAGCAGCACCTGCGCGAAAAAAACTACCACTACGCCGACTTTGAACGGTTAGACGACGGCACGCTGATTCAGCACCGTATTAGTATTAAAAGGGGGCCGAAGTGTTAGCCTACGCCTCTGCCCAGGGAAAGCCGATTTATGCAGGCCGATTTGCCCCCACATTTGTGCCCGACTGGCTCCCCCAGCCTGACCACTGGGGCACTGTGCCACTGGTGACCACATTGGCCGCGCTTGACCCGGCACTAGACCCATCTTTAAACCCAAACTATCCAGATCCTCCAGAGTATGCGGCGTGGGGCCACTTTGGCAAAAAAGTTGGCACGTGGAACGGCCTATGCCACAGCGACTACAAGATTATTGATCCGCTCAGTGGGGGGCATGCAGACTGGGCGGGCAACGACAATCATGAGCTGGATTTGCTCACAAACACTCCTGGCTGGCTGCGTTTAAATCCCCCAAGTGGGTGGGACGGCACGGTTATTACCAACGATGGCCAGGAGGCCACCGGTTTGTATAGTGATGGCAGGCCCCGGCCACCCCATAGCTACAATGCACCGGTGTATATACCAGGTGTTGGCCCGGCGTTAGGTGTGCAGGGTAAAACCGCCCACAGTGGACAGCATGGCACTAACAACTTCATACAGTTTAACCACGCCGGAAACATGATCCAGTTTGGCCCGGCTGCTACTGGAATTGGTACATCAATTGGCCAGGGTTGCTGCTACGACCCAACCCGCAATGCTATATGGAGTCGCGGCTCAGGCACTGGCCGCATTGGCCGAACTAATCTGGCTGACCTGACGTTTACAACGGCGGGGCCACTCAATACCGGCGCTGCCTACAACTCGCTAACGTACATCCCAGGCCATGATGTTATCGCCTGGATCAGCCCCTACGCGGCTAACAAGCTGATGGTATTTGACCCGGTGACCAACGCATTAACTGAGCCGCAGGTTAACGGCTCATGGATAGGTATACCGGTTAATGGCCAACAAAACCCAGAGTGGGTGCAAGGCCGCTTGTGCATGTGGGATAACAGCACTGACACCACGTTGATCAACACACTCACGCCAACAGGCGACCCACGCACCGATCCTTGGCAGATAGCGCAACTGCCGGTAGCGGCAGGTAATAGTGTAGTGCCAACGGTGCGTGACGAAAACGGCACGTACGGCCGCTTTGGATGGCTGTCGCGTCTGGGCATCTTTTACCTGATTAACGACATCAACACCGTATACACGTTCCGCCCGAGTTGGAGTAGCTAATGTCACGATTATTAATGGGCGCTAACAGCCTGATTACTATTGCCGACAGCGCAGAGCTGGACTTACAAGTCAGCACAGGCTGGACAGTGGTACTGCGCGGGCAGGTTACCCCAACTGGGGCACAAAAGACCCTATTTGCCGTTGATGAAGGGGCGTTCCTGGCCAAGTACATGGAACTGCAAATTACGGCTGTAGGGCTTCTGAAGGGCATTATAAAAAGTGACAACGGCACCCAGCGCACTTGGGAATTGCAAACGCCAGGCGTTCCAGCCCCAAGTGAAGACATGGTTTATTTTATTGGCTGCTCAACCAGTGGCATCCCTACGATTGGATTTTGTCAGCCAGGTAATAGCGTTGTTAAACAGGGCGGAAGTAGCGGCCTTGACAATATATCTGGCGGCCCCTGGTACATAGGCGCAAACCGTGAAATCGTCGGCGGCCAGTTAGATGGCGACTCGGTAGAAAGTTTTGGTATTGCCAGTACGATGCTATCAGACGCTCAAATCCAAGCTATTGCCAATGGTGCATCAATGGGCAGCGTATTTGCCGGTGCCGTTAACCGCTGGTATCCGTGCGAAGAGGGCAGCGGGACGTTTGTTGAGGACATTGGCGGCGAAGAAACAGAGCGAGGAACATTAAGCGGCACAATTGCTTGGGACGGTGAGCCGACGCCTATTCCAGTATCATTAACCGCTACAATCCCTGCCCAGCCCGCTCAAATTGGCACGCCCTACAGTTTAGATCTGGCTACCTATTTCGCGGGCAACCAAACACCGTTTAGCTACGCCCTCACCGCTGGTAGTTTACCGTCAGGCCTGAGCCTGGCGGGTAGCGTGATATCGGGCACGCCCACTGCCGCTGGACCCTATTCCGGCATCGTCATCACTTCAACAGACAGTGCCGAAAACACCGCAGACACTAACGCGATCAGTTTTACGGTCGCCGCCGCAGCCCCACCACCAACTGGTACGCCTGTTATTGATTCTGTTACACCTGGCACCCATACGGTATCGGTTGACTATAGCTATGCAGAGGCCGATGCCACCGGGTTTGATATACGCATTAACGGCGGCGCGGCCATTGATGTGGGCGTGGATGACCCGGCGGGTATTACTGGCCTAACCCCGGACACACAGTACACAGTTGAGGTGCGCGCCTATAACGATGTGGGCGACGGTGCGTGGTCAGCCCCAACCCAGTTCACCACGCAGGCCGCTGTTGCAACCGCCAGTTTAGCTTTTACCCGCGCCCTGGTCCTTAATAACGGCACGCCAAGGGCGAACGAAACAGGCATAACAGTTGATGTTCAGGATGTCACCTCTGGCCAGCTTGTGCTGCGTACAAACGGGCACACTACCAACGCCCAGGGCATTCCTGCCTCTATAGCATCAGCAAATCTGCAGGCCGCTGTGCAATATCGAGTAGTGGCGCTGATGAGCGACGGCAGCGAGTGCGTATTCAGGGAGACAGCCCAGTGATCCGGTGTGATGTTCCGCTAATCCCCGGTGCTATCGTCTGCGGAGTGCCAGGCCTGGGCATACCCGGTAGTCAAATCCCAGGCGACGGCGAGCACGGCCCCTCTGCGCTATACAGTGCAGTGAGCCTGCCAACAGATGCTGACGCCCAGTTTAGGGCACTGGTTACCCAATGGCCTGAAAACGGCAGTCTATTCATGTACGAAGATGGTTCGTTTGTTTACGTGCCAATAGCAAACGACCAATCAGATAGCGCGGTCATTGAGCGGTACAAAAATGGGCATTTGTTAGATTCTCAGGCTATTCAACTTACCGTTGGTTCGGAACCAGGCGAAGACGAAGAGCACGTATTTACCGGCACAGCCAGCCTGGCCTTAGGTGCCGCCGCCAGCTTGCAGAAACAAGCCAACCTGGCTGGCAACATGCCCCTGGCCTTAAACAGCCAGGCGCAGCAAAGCAAACAAATCACGTTTTTGGGCGCACTGCCACTGCAACTTGGCTTAAACGCCACGCTGATTAACCCAGACCAGCAAGGCCGCTATACAGCCCGCTTTGACGGCCTGCTGCATAAACCAAGATTTGACGGGGTGCTGCAATGAGACTGGGCAATTACTACCAATACAGCGACAACATTTTTCCCACCGCCGTGTATGAGCCAGACGGCGAGGACAAGGTTTTAGTACCGGCATACCAGTTCAGCCATGCCGAATTTGTTATGACCGACATGGCCGGTAATGTGCTGATCACCAAACAACTAGGCGACGGCATAACCGTAGTGGGCGACGAGTTTGTGACCCACCTGGACGACGCCGAAATGACCATGCAAGGCCCGGTGCGCCACCAGTTTGTGGTGTACGACGCCGCAGGCAACCGCCTGCCGCCCGTGTTTATGGGCAAAGAAAAAGTTAACCCAACGTCAAGAGGTGCATAATGCCATATTCAATAGCAGCCAAGAACGAAGCCGCCAACGGCGTTGCTGTAAACCTGTTAAAACTGCACAGCGGCGACCCGGGCGCGGCAGGTACAACCAACGCCATAGCCGGGGCCAGTAGCGCCTGCGTATACGGTGCAGCCGCCAACGGTGTGCGCGACCTGGACGAAGAACTGCTAATAACCGTGCCTGCAGGTGCGCAAGTTAGCCATTACAGCGTGTGGCAAGACACGGCGTTTAAAGGTGCATTTGCGTTTAACAACAGCGAAACCTACACCAACGCAGGCACTGCCCGCATTCCCAGCGCCCCCATTACGGCAAGTGACGCTGCCTGATGACCTGGCAAGCCCTGAGCCTGACCAAGCCAGCCAGCATTACCAGCGCTGCAGCACTGGCAGACCTGCACGCACTCGATAACGGCGTGCAAAGTGTGCTGGTGCACCCATACCAGTACGGCGTAGGCGAAGGGCCGGGCATGCCAACTCATTTGGCGTTCCCCAATGCCGTGAACGCCATGGCCACAAAATTGGCAGAACTAAACGCACCTGCAGCTACCCTGCTGGCCGTAGCAAGCAGCCAGCAAGCCGACTTTGCCAACAAGCTGCAGGTACTGCTGGACGCAACCAATATCCTGTGGCTATTAACACCCCAGCAGCGCGCCGCCCTGCTGGCCGTGTTGGAACAAGAAAAGTGGATTGGTAAAGATGCCAGCACGGTACCAGTGCAAATACGCCAAACCCATACCCTATTGCATATTGGCAAAGTAGCCGAATGCTACCGCGCTAAAGGCAGGCAACTGGCCAAAACCGAAGCCGCCCAGTCTATAGACGACATACCCGCAGAACTGGCCGCCTGGCATGCTGCCAAGCAGGCCCACAATGCCGAAGTAGACGCCGCACTGGGCAATGTACAAATTGACAGCGCCGACGCCTTAGCCCTAAGCCTGACCGGGGGCGACTTAGGCACCCAACTGCGTGCTGCAGGTGGCCCAGGCCCAGAAAAAAGCCTGGCCATGATCATGGCCTGGTTTGGCACGGCCGCCGACCTGGCGCCAATCAATGAATTACTGGGGGTGTAATGGCGTTAAAGCTGGTACTGGATGGGCAGCGCATACCGGGTAACGAAATTACCCTGCAGGTTACCTATACCATTGATTCAGACGATCTCAGCGGCCAGGGCAGCAGCACCGAAGACGCCGAAACCGGCAACAAAGCCCAGGTGATGCGTGTGCGCCTGAAACTGGACCAGCGCCAGCCGGAAAACCTGAAGCTAATCCACTCTCTGGCCAGCAAACTGGACGAAAACGGCGCCCGCCACATTTACACCATTGTTAACACCACCGCCGAAGCCATGGGTATTCGCCAGGTAACATTCAGCCAGGAACTGGCCGTGCGCGAAGACGACACCACCCGGGTGTGGTTTTGCACCTTTCTGCTAAAAGAACACCGCAGCGTAGCCGAAAAACAGCAAGAGCAGCAAAACGCCAAAGAACTGCCAGAACAGCAACAAAGTGCCCAGGGCACGGCGGTGGAAAGCGCAGAAACCCAGCCAGAACTGACTGACAGTGAAAAAATCCTGCAAAGGTTCGAAAACATGTTGGCGGGCACATGAAAATCAACAAAAGACTTGTGATTGACGGGCAACTGGTAGATCTGGTTGAAGATAGCCTGACAACGGGCCTGAACGCGCCTGGTAAAGCACGCTTTGTTATTCAATCAGAACAGAATGTTACCGGATTCGTTGAATATTCCCAGGGATTCGGGCAGCAGCAAAAATTAACCAGAGATTTTACCGGCTTGGTAACCACATGCACCGAGCTGGTAAAAGGCAAGTGGTTGGTGATAGCGAGAGAGTTTACCTACGTACTTGAAACCCACATGCCACTGGCGCTTAGGCATGTTGATCTTGCCCAGGTGCTGGCAGAAATAACCGCAATTGCCGGTATTACCTTTGTGATACCTGACGCCCCTTACACTAAAACCAAACTACCTTACTTTTACCATGTTGGTTCGGGTCTTCAGGCACTACAGGCCATTGGTGTGGCCTTTTCCATACCTGATTACATATGGCAACAGCAGGGGGACGGCAAGTGCTATGTCGGTGGATTTGCTGATTCGTATTGGCAAGGCAAAAACCTGCAAGTGCTACCCAACGAGGTGCAGCGAATTGAAAGCCAACATATGGTAATGCAACTACTGCCGGGCTTGCGCCCAGGCGTGCAGGTTAATGGCAAGCGCATCACTGAGGTTTCCCACGCTGGCAGCTACACAACGGTGAGGTGGTAATGTTCGACGTGGTAAAAAAGGCCATTCGGCGCTTATTCCCAGAGTTGTTTGCCGGGTATCACCTGCCCAAGCTGGCCCGCGTAGTGGCAGTGGCAGATGCGCCAGCAGTGCCGGGCATTGTTGACGAATTCCGCCCCCGCTTTGCGGTAGATATTCGCATTCTGACCGCCGCCGGTTTAGTGGATGACACCCTGCCACTATTCAAAGCAGTTCCTTTGCCGGTGGCCATGGCGGGGCTTGATCAGGGCCATTGGGGCTTTCCACAACCAGGCGCGATTGTTGAGGTAGCGTTTGCCTATGGCAACCCGGCAAAACCCTTTATCCGGACAGTACTCAGCACCGGCCAAACCAGCCCGGCAGTAAACAACGGCGATATGTTGTGGCAGCATTCGCCTGGTGTTTACCAGTCAGCAGACACAGCCGGCAACTGGCAGCGCCACACAGACAAACGCATACACGATCAAAGCACCGTGCACCAGGTGGACACTGTGCACAGCGTGCAGAACTACCATCACCACCAGGTTAACGTTGATACCAATAGCACCGAGACTATTGGCGGCACCAAAGCCGTTGAAGCCATGGGAGCCTTACGACTGCTGGCTGGTGAGCAGGCATTATTGCTAGCACTGCAGGAACTAAAGTTAGCCAGTAAAACCGTGCTGAAGACCTACAGCGAAGGCAATACCGAAATGCACATAGGGGCAGAACTGCAAGCACTGGCCACAAGCCTGGCCCACATTCAAGCCCCTAAAGTATGGCTGGGTAGTGAAAGCGTGAACGTGGCCCAGGTGCTGCTAGACCTGATAGGGGTAGTAAAAGCCATAGCCACCACACTGGAAAACCACACACATGGCGGGCCACCGCCTGACCAAAAGGGTGACTTCACTGGCCAGAAGAACGATGCAGGGGGACTACAGGACACATTGAGCCCAATTGTTGAATAG